AAACCCCCTCCCCATCACGGTTCAAGATCAAGCGTTGGAACTTGGTATTTCTGGTGATGTTGGAATCTCCGGAGATGTTAGCATAGTTGTTCCGTTTGAAACCGCACCGACTGGTGTTACAAACAACTGGATTAAGGTCGCTGGTAGCGTAACTGGTGGTGATATCGGAATCACAGGAACCATTCAGGGTGTTGAAAACGGAGTCCTTGTTGGTATTACAGGAACGGTTGGAATTAATGAATCAACAGGTATGTTGGTTCACGGCATTTCCGGCACCGAAGGCTACACTGGAACCGCTGCACCTGTCTTTGTCACGGGTGGACGAGGGTTAACACACACAACTGACAGCGTAACTGTTCATGGAACTGTTAACATAACAGGTGGTAGAAATATCCTCGCTGCGACAGACAGCATTAAAGTGTTTGGTTCCGACGCATCGGAATATATTCCAGCGATTATTTACAGAAGTAGATCAGGAGAAACCGCTGGATTCTCTGGAGATGCCCTAAAAGTTTCCGTTGTCGATTCCACAATCAATGCTACTGTTAATGTTTCCTCGACTCACGGTGTCACAAACGACAGTGTGGATAACGCTCTGAGAATTCAGGGACTCACTGGAGGGGAGCCTGTTCTGATTAAAGGTGAGAATGGTGGAGCAGTCCCAATCACGACGACGAGTGCTCTCTCAGTCTCACAGAGCGGAACAGTGACGATTGATGACACAAACATCACAACATCTCTGGAATCATCCTCAAAACCTTTAATTACAAATCTCGCTGCAATTAAAAGTAACAGTAACTCTATCCCAGGCATTAGAACTGATCTTTCATCGGGTAATGTCAAAGTCACTGTTCTGGAAACCAACCAACCAACTTCAATTTCTGCCGGAAGTAAGAAAGTTTCAACGACAGCAACTCAAGTCGCAGTCAATGTCGAAACAAAAAATGGTGTCTCAATTAAAGCAAATGCAGACAACACAGACACCATTTTGGTTGGAAGTTTCACCTTGCTTCAAGGAGACAGTAATGGTTATCCGCTTGAACCCGGAGAGTCTTGTTTCTTAAATGTCAACAATGTTGCTTTAGTATACTGCAAATCGGTTCGGGGAAGTCAAACGGTTCACTACTTAGGATCGTAATATGAATAATAACAGACGTTATAATATGAAGAGAGGTGCTCGAAAACTCGATCACCATTTATCTCAAACATTTGTAGCACTAGAATTTTCTGACAGTCTTGAAGAAGTTTACAACAATAGAAATGTTGAGTCTCAGCCTTCAATAATCATTGCAGGTGATGATTTTATTTTCGATTACTCAGCAGACGAATCGAAAGAGTCTTTTGAAAACACGATAAACTTATTAAAGTTAAAGGGTGGTGGTGAAACCTTTGATGTTGGAAATGGGCAATACTATAATCCAATAAATGGAATCGAAGCCGATTTTGGTGGAACCTACACTGTTTCAGAATTTTTAAGCAATGACAAAGTAAAAGTGTCACCCGTTTCTGGAATCACATGGGATCTAAATCAAAAGGTTTATAAGAAAAACTTTTTCGATAAAAAAATGTTCATCACTGCATCTCTGCCAGTGGCAAACACGGGAAGCAATCAAATTATAAATCGACTGGGATACGAATCGTCCGAGTCATTTTCAAAACTGGGAACCGTTCCCGGCGACTTCCTAAAAATATCAGCAGGAACAGGTGGAATTGAAACATCAAAACTTTTTGAAGTTTTGGATTACAGCATTGATAAAGATGGATCTGAAATTTTACTTGTGGATAGACCCGTTCCAAGTGTAAACTTGGCAGGTGAATTGGTTAACATAACTTTATTTAAACCACAGAAAAAAGATACGCAAGTTAAGTTTACTGGAAACATTTGTTTCTATGCAAAAGAGACATTATTTAATGCGGAAAAATATGAGTATATTGAAAGAGGCTCTTTGGTAGAGTGTAAAACCGGCTCAGAAACTCAAGCAAGAATAGAGTCTGTCAATAATAATTTTAATTACATTTTCACAGATGAAATTGAAGGTCTTGAGACAGAAAAGTTTAACGCAGATTTATGTGAGACTTGTCCTGAAATTTATGAGGACGATGCTCAAAATATTATTGAAAACGAACAAAAACAAACAAAGTTAGAACAACTCACAGATGCTTTGAATTCTGTAGCGAGTGATCCAACCTACTCTTCACTTGGCAATGAATATTCTTCTGGGTTGAGAACTCAACTTAGAAATTCAAAAAACTTACAGTTTGAAAATGTGTATGATTATCAAAGATATCAAGAGCAACTCGTGAGATCATTTTCATCAGATGTTCCACAAACAAAACTCACAGAAATTGATAAAGAATTTTATCTAAGTTACAGTGATGGATCACTGACAATAGACGGACAAAAAAATAAAATACTTTCCTTAGATCCAGGCAAAACATATAAATTTGTTTTGAATAACACAATATCAGATAATTTAAACTTGTCAAATGGACCATTTTCTGTTTATGGCACAGACTCTAACAGAAAATTGACGACAGGATTTTACTATCCGATGTTTACCTCCCTACCGGCAAATAAAAACATCGACGAGACCTTAAAAAATAAAACAGCGTACCACACGCATAAATTAGATGAATTTCCGAGTGATATTTTTTACATGCCGAATAACTCTATGAACCACGGAAAAATGGAACAGGGTCCATACCCACTTTATGTACCGTCTGGTGAATCCAGTGAATTGACTCCAAGAAGAAGACTTTCATTTTCAACGACACCAGATGGAACCAATGCAGGTGGATCTATTATTTACACAGGGGTTCAAAGAGTAGAAACATCGGAAATAAGTTATGTTTTACTTACGGTTCCACAAAAGCCAACAGAGTTATACTACTTTTTGGAAAATGCTCCAAATAGTGGAGGGAAAATTAACATACGACAAGATAAAAATATAACTCCGAGAGTAAGAAGAATACGATCTCTCGCCGGAGGAGATCCGAGTGGAGACTGGAATGGATTTGAAAGATTCCCAAGAATTGAGTATAGCATGGGAGTTGCCGGTGCTCAATACGGAACACTTAAGTGGTCGCAACCAAGTCTTCTTAAAGATGAAGGCTCGAAAAATATAAGTGGACCTGCAAATTTATCCACCGGATTGTTTGGTCGATACGGAGTGATCACGGTTCAGGCAAAAATTCCAAGAATTAATCAGGATCAACTTCCCGGATTCTTTCAGTGGTCGTGTTTAAAAGACAGAGGAATTTACATGCAAGCGAGAACAGAACTTGCCAACGGAAGGTTTGATCTCGGATATGCTAGAATGGAGTTTGATGATCCCACAGGATCCGTGGAAATGATTCCGGGCAAGCCAGGAAAATGGAGAATTCCCATCGCATCTAACGCTGGTTGGGTCTTCGATGGATCTTCATATGTTTACACCTTTAGAATAAATGTCATATTCCCATATGGAGAAGAACCACCAATCGGTATAAGTAAGTGGGGAATAACTTTTGCAGAAACTGAAGTTTTCGATGAGTCAAATACTTTTGCCGGTGGTGACGAATATTGCGGCCCATCCGGTTTCATTAGGGCACTCGGTTATGTTATTCACTCCGGATTCCCCGAAGGAACTGTAACCAATCTCTGGAGATATGGAAACCCACCAGATGATGCATATAGCATGAACACCTCTTTATCGGTAAGAAGAGAATGGCAGTTTGGTGGCAGAGAAGTTGAGCCTATTACACCTGATACATCCGAAGCACGATCAACATTTGCTCCCCCAAGGGCCCCTGCACCAGCAGCGCCACCAGCAAGAACCTCTGCACCATCTAGATCAAGACCAATGACTGGTGGTGGAGGTGGAGGATACGGAGGGTATTAAAAAAAGGGAGCCCGAAGACTCCCTTTTTCTAACGATGATTATTAAATCATTCCGTGACTTCAGCGACCTCAACAGAAGTTTCTTCAAGGACTGCTTCCGCTTCCTTCTTCTTCTTACCACAAGAGGTGCAACCCTTCTTAGCGGCAGGTGGGGTCTGAACATTGCGGAAGTTGGGTGCCGCATTTTCATCTCCACCCGCTGGTGGGTTCATGCCCGCAGGAGGCATTGGAAGGTTAATGGTAACATCAACACCTGCATCAAAGAGGTCTTGAACTTGCGATGCTTCGATCACTTGACCGGGAAGAACATCGACGATGTTTGACACAGAAAGAACAAAAAAGTCTTCTCGTGCCGGGGTTTTGTTGAGAAACGCTCTCTTTACAATTTCATGTTCTGCCATTGGCAATCTCCTTACAAAAAACGATTAAAACATGTTTTAAAACAGTAGAGTATGTATACGCTCTACAATACGCCGTCTTGGAATCGAACCAAGTTTGCACGATTATAAGTCGTCCTGAGAAATGCCAATTCCTCCCACGGCGCTTTCATATGCTCTCCAGTTTGCATACATTACACGATAAGTTGGATTATGTCTAGCCTTATCATATGCTTTTTTGAAGATTCTTGCAGACTCCGCTTTCTCACAAGTCCAGTGATCTGGTTCCTGTGGTTTCACATTGCCTTTGTTATCATACTTCTTTCCACTTCGATGGTTTGCGTATCGTCTTGCTCTCGTCCATCCCATCATAAGGAACTTGCGTGCCATATCAGCGCCAACAAACTCATCACGAACAAGATAGTCATGGAACATAGCACTAATTCGATTCGCCGATGCTTCTGCGATTTCGGGCGTGCGAAAACGCCAATATTTACAAATTTCCGATTTATATGGTTCAACTAATAATACTCCTTGCTCACCCCTACCAATACGATAGAGTTCGGGATTCTTCCGAAAGTTAATGTTGTCATAATCTAAACTGTAAT